CGGGAAGGGGGATGCACTCCGCAAGGGGTGATCGGTCGACGGGCTGATTGGTAGCGCTGCCCATTCCCCGACAGAAAAGAGGCGGAGGCCTCTACTGACGATACAGGTGATTCACGGTCCTCCAGGAGGATGCGACCGGGAGCCCGGCAGGCCGAAAGGCTTTTGCCGGGCTTTTGTTTTTTTTTGGGCGGGACAATGGCAGATAAACGTAAAAAGATCGATTGGGAAGCCGTTGAGCGTGAGTATCGCGCCGGCCAGTTGTCTATTCGTGAAATCGGTCGGGAATACGGCGTATCCGCTCCTGCAATCACCAAGAAAGCCAAAAAGGAGAGGTGGAACCGCGACCTGAGCAACCAGGTACGAAAAGCGGTTAACGCTAAGCTGGTTAACACAGAGGTTAACAAGAGTAACGCGAGTGTTAACGAAGCCGAGGTTGTCGAGGCGGCTGCAGAACGCGGGGCCGAAGTTATCAGGCTTCACCGCAAGGACATAAATCACGGTCGTACCTTGGTTGGCCTCCTTATGGGGCAACTCGAAGAAGCCGCAACCAACCGCGACGAGATCGAGGACGCCATTGAAGATGAGACAGCCGGTGACAGCAACGTCAAGCGCCGCAACCAAATGCTTCGGGCCGTTTCCCTCCCGGGGCATGCTGGGACCATCCGCGACCTGTCGACGGCCATGAAAAACCTGATCGCGCTTGAACGTCAAGCCTTCAATTTGGACGAGAAGCAGGGCCCGGTTTCCGACCTTGAATCCGTCCTGGACGAAGTTGCGCAGCGCAATGCCAGCCTGGTCAAGGACGGTGAATGAAAGAATTGGCAGAAAATGCCGGCCTAGATTATTACCTCGTGCGCAACAGAATAAGAAGGGGTTGGCCAATTGAAAGGGCGCTTGTAACAGAAGTTTCAAGAGGATGAATCGCGTTGAGTTGATTGAAAATTTCAGCTCTCCAATGTGGAGGCTGAGCAACCTGTATTACTGCGTAGACGAGGACGGTAAGAAAGTCCCGTTTCGGCCCAACGCGGCACAAACCAAGCTCATTGAAAATTTGTGGTACCTCAACCTGATTTTGAAGGCCCGCCAATTGGGGTTCACGACTTTCCTTGGCATCTTCGGTCTCGATCAGGCGCTGTTTCGCGACAACTACTCGGTCGGCATCAACGCGCATACCCGGGAGGACGTGGAGAAGATCCACGAAAAGAAGATTCAGTTTCCCTACGACAATCTGCCAGAGGGGTTGCGCAACGCCAGGCCGGCAGACACTGACAGCGCAAAAAAGCTCAAGTTCGCCAACGGCTCCATGATCGAGGTCGGCACGTCGCTGCGCTCCGGCACCTATCAGATGGTGCATATCTCCGAGTTCGGCAAGCTGTGCGCCAAATTCCCCGAGAAGGCCCGGGAGATTGTCACCGGCACCCTGGAAACAGTCCACCCCGGCAACATGATCTTTATCGAAAGCACCGCTGAAGGCAACGACGGCTACTTTTACGATTACTGCATGGAGGCCTTGAAACGGCAGCAGGCAGGGCAAAAGCCGAATAAGCTGCAGTACAAGCTGCATTTCTTCGCCTGGTGGGAAGATCCTCGTAAGCGGCTGAATCCCAAGGGAGTGCTGATCACCAAGGAACTGGTCAAGTATTTTGCCGAGATCGAGAAGATCTGCAGTATCACGCTCGATCCGTTCCAGAAAGCTTGGTACGCCGAGAAGCTCAAAACCTTGCAGGACGATATGACCCGAGAACATCCCAGCTATCCAGAGGAAGCATTTGCGGCCTCCATCGAGGGCGCCTACCTGGCCAAGCAAATGGCCTACCTGCGGCAGCATGGACGGATTACCGCTGTGCCTTACGATCCCAGCGTCCCTGTCAACACCGGCTGGGACTTCGGCCTGCACGATCACATGACGATCTGGTTTCACCAGAAGGTGGCTCTGCAGCATCGGCTGATCAACTTCATCAGCGGCACGGACGACGATGTTCTCTACTACTGGCGGGAAATGCAGAAGATGGGGTACATCTTCGGCCGCCATTACCTGCCGCACGATGCAGCCAACCGGCGCATAGGCACCGCCAAGAGCGCCGACGAGGAACCCAAGACGCTTGAGCAGATCCTTTCCGATGCGGGGATGCAGGACATTCACGTTGTTCCCCGGGTCAAGGACAAGTACACGGCGATCCAGGAATCAAGAACCTGGCTGCCGACGGTATGGATCGACGCGGAGAATTGCAGTGACGGCATCAAGTGCCTGGATAACTTCAAGAAGGAATGGGACGACCACAACGGTTGTTACAAGAACCGGCCTCGCCACGATTGGGCGATGCACGGTTATGACGGCGCAGAGACGTTGGCCCGCGGATTGATTGCAGCCCCGCCGAATTCGGGAGGCACGACAACCCGCAGGCGCCGCAAGGGTAACTGGAAGACGGCGTAAAGGAGAGGAAGCCATGATTGAAAAGATCCTTGGTTGTCCTGAGTGCGGAGGGTTGCTTGAGGTTGCAGAACTCGAATATGGGCACGGTGGAGCGTCTGCCCATTGCAGTCTGTGTGGTTTCGGAGCGACTGCAAGCGATTATAACGGTCTTGCAGAAATGCTGCACCATAAGCACATGAAAAAAGCCAAAGAGAGACGGGAACAGAAGCGAGACGACGCACTCAATAATCTGTTTACCCATCATCCCCCCAAGGGCGACCAGGTGGAGCGCTACCAGAAGATCCGCGAAGCCGGGAAGGAACTGGCCACACTCATTGAAGAGTTCTGCCCGCCCGGAATTGAACGGACTGAGGCGCTTTTGAATGTGCGGCAAGCGGTCATGTGGGCCAATGCCGCGATTGCGTGTAACGAGTAAGGGGGCAAGGATGCCGAATATGGAAAGGCTGTTGTTCGTCGGGGGAATCGCGGCTGGGCAGATTAACTTGGTTGATAGCCGCATGGATACCGTAGAGGCGGCGGGTAGACATAAACCTTTTAGGGTTGGAGTAGACGAGGCTTTAACGCCTGAGTATTGCCACTTTACGACAGCTCTTTATCGCAAATCCGTATTGACAGTTAAGGTCATGGTGCCAGTGGACATGACCGACTCGGAGGCCGCAATCAAGCTGGCCGAAGGCTATATCAAAGGGAGCAAAGCCAATGACCGTTGAACAGATCGCCGAAATTTGCCACGAAGCCAACCGCGAATACTGCCAAGCCCTGGGCGACGACAGCCAGAAAAGCTGGCATTACGCTCCGAAGTGGCAGAAGGAAAGCGCTATTGCGGGAGTTCAGTTCCACTTGGACAACCCCAACGCAGGCCCGCAGGCCAGTCATGAAAGCTGGATGGCACAGAAAGAGTCTGACGGCTGGGTGTTCGGCGAAGAGAAGGACGGTACGGCCAAGACCCACCCCTGCATGGTTCCGTTCGATCAGTTGCCCAAAGAGCAACAGGCCAAAGACGTGTTGTTCCGTAATACCGTGCATGCCCTGGCGCCGCTGGTCGAAGGGTATGAGGATTTCGGCAAAGTCGAAGTTGTTGCCAGCGTTGATATTGACCCGGCCGAGTTGGAGAACCTGGAGCCTGGTGCGGTTGTGGCCGCTGCTGATCCCCTGCGCGTCGTGCTGAACAACCAGAACCCGCCCTATATCGGTGTCAAACGCGGTGACAAGATGCTGCTGTCGGCCCGTATCGAGCTTGGCAGCCGGATCATGGTTAACGGTTCGACGGTCGATCACCGCGATTTTCCGCATAAGGACGGCAACGACCTGGGGGCACTGGCATGAAAAGCAAGGGCTGCACGAATCCCCTGGACGCCAAGCAGCGTGAAATGCTGCTGGGACACCGCAAACTCGACGCTGCTCCGGTAGTGCGCGGGGAAGTGTGGGAGGTCAACGGCGCTTTGTGGCGGGTACAAAAGATCGTTTCTCGGGATCGTATTGTTCTCAAGTGCGAGGGCAAGGTGGCCTGCAAGAAGCCCGTCGCGCCCTGGTATGTTCGCCTGTGGCGGCATTTTACGCGGAGGGATAGCTAATGGCCGGTATCAATCTGACAGGTGATTTGACCCACAAGATCATTCACTTTGCTCTGGACCCGGAACAGCCCCATAAAGAGCAGCCAGCCCTGTTTCTATACCGTCCCGGGTATCTGGGGCGGTCGGCCATTATTCCGCTGGAATCGGCGTGGAAGTACAACGAACCGGAAAACAGGAACGATCAAATGGCGGTGCTGCTGGCCTGCCGCAACATTGCCGGGGCGCTGGATTATCCGACAGACGAATCTACCTTGTCCCATATCGCGTTTTACGTCCAGGACCATCTTGACGAGTTGGTGCATGCTCCTGCCGCTCCGAAGCGTGAGCGGCAGGTAGTGGGCGAGATAACCGGGAAAATGAACGGCAAATCCTTCCGGCAAGACCTTCTGAACTGAGGCGACGATGAATCAAGCGCAGATCGAGAATGTACGCACAGTCCAAGCCCGCCAGCCATGGGTGGACAAAGAGGCTGAACGGTTGGCTGCACAGCCTGTTCCGAAGGCATCCAGGTCCAAGGCTCATCTGCAGAAGCCGGAAGTGCAAAAACGGTTCACGCAGATGCTGTGTCGCTACATCGACGAGCGTGATTATCAGTCGGACAACCGCGTTGAAATGGCCACCGATCAGGATTTCCGCGACGGGATCCAGTGGACCGAAGAGGAAATGAAAACCCTGCGTGACCGCAATCAGGCTCCGCTGGTGTTCAACAAGATCAAGCCGGCCATCGCCTGGATCACCGGCAGCGAAAAGCGCACCCGCGTCGATTTCAAGGTGGTTCCCCGCGGCAAGGAAGATGCTGATGGTGCCGAGAGCAAGACCAAGTTGCTGAAATACGTGCATGACGTTAATCGCCAGCGTTCAATATGGTCCCGAGCGTTCGATGATGGCGTATCGGCTGGGGTCGGCTGGGTGGAAGAGGGGATCAACCCCAACCCTCTAGAGGAAAAGCTGTTCGTGCGTTACGAGAATTGGCGCAACGTTCATTACGACCACCTGAGTGTCGAACCGGACATGAGCGACGCCCGTTTCCTGTTCCGCAGCCGGTCCATCGATCTGGACGTGGCCAAGATGCTGTTCAAGGGGCATGAGAGGGTCTTGGAGGCAGCGGCTGAGAATCAGTCTTATCTGACCGGCATGGACGATGACGATCTGCGCGTGGTGGGCGAGTCGCGTACCGCTTATGTCGACAATATTCCCAACGGCGACGGCACCCGGCGCCAACGTGTGCGTTTGGTCGAGTGCTGGTACAAAAACCCTGAAGTGGTGCAGATTCTCGGCGGCAACGGTCCTTTTCGAGGCTGTTGGTACAACAAGCAGGACCAAGTGCTTGTGTGGGCCGTGGAGAACGGCCTGGCTCCCATTGTCGGCAATCGCATGATGATGGTGATGCGGCACATGATCTTTACCGCACCCTCCGGAATGGAAACCGAAAAGGCATTCGACGGTGAATTACTGCACGAAGGACCGCTTCCTTATTGGCACAACCGTTTTCCACTCACTCCTGTTTGGGGCTATCGGCGCAAGCGCGACAACGCCCCTTACGGTGCGGTGCGCAACCTGCGCGATCCCCAGGTTGACCTGAATAAAGCCCGTTCCAAGGCGCAGTTTATTCTGGCCACCAACCAGGTCATAGCCGATGAAGGGGCCGTCGACGACGTGGACGAACTGGCCGAAGAGGTGGCGCGGCCGGACGGCATCATCTTTAAAAAGTCGAATAAGAACCTGGAGATCCGCAACGATAAAACCCTGGCCGAAGAGTATGTGAATCTGATGGGCCAGGATGCGCAATACATTTCCGAGGTATCCGGCATCACCGATGAACTGATGGGGCGCAAGACCAATGCTGTCAGTGGCGCGGCTATCGAGCGGCGGCAAGAACAGGGCAGCCTTACCACTCTGGATCTGTTCGACAACTTGCGCCTGGCGCGGCAGATTTCGGGCGAGAAGCAGCTTTGTTTGATCGAGCAGTATTACGACGAGGAAAAGACCTTCCGGTTGACCAACGAGCGCGGCAACCCGGAATACACCACGATCAACGGGGAAGGCGAGAGCGGCGAAGTGCTGAACCCGGTCACGGCCGCTAAGGCCGACTTTATCATTGACGAGCGGGCATATCACACTAGTGTCCGTCAGGCCATGTACGAAACAATGATGGAACTGATCACGGCGCTGGCGCAAGGAGGTATGGCACAGGCGGCCATGGCCTTGCTGGATATTGCTTTGGAAATGGCCGACATCCCGATGCGTGATGAAGTGGTGGCAAGGGTTCGCAAGATCACCGGGCAGCGGCCAGACGATGAAGAGTTGAGCGAGGAAGAAAAGGCGGAACTTGACGAACAGCAGAAGCAGGATCAGGAACTGCAGATGCGTAAAGTCATGGCTGAACTTGAAAAACTGGAAGGCGAGGCCAAGGAAGCCTTAGGTAAGGGCAACACATCTATGGCCAAGGCCCTCACCGAAAAGCTCGACGGCATGAAGCAGGCTCTGGAGATTTCCTCGGCATTGCATGCGACCCCGGCACTTGGGACCATGGCAGACGATATTATGGACGATGCAGCGCGGGGGATCCCTGCGCAGAACAACAACCAATAACGGAAAGCGAAAGGAGCACGGAGCATGAGCACCAGCGGATACAGCGATGAGGAATTGGCCAGTTTGTCGGAAGAGGAACGCGCCGCCATCGAGGCCGACGTGGACGAACCAGAACTGACCGCCAAGGCTTCCCCGGTCGATCTGCCCGACGATGACGGGGAGGAAGACGGCGAAGATGCCGAAGACGATGAAGGCGGGGAGGATGGGGCTCCCGAAGGGGATGATGTCGGAGAAGAGGGCGACGACCCCGACGGCGAAGATGCCGAAGACGATGAAGGCGAAGAGCAGGACACCGATGATGGGGACGACCCCGACGAGGAAAGTCCCGAAGGAGATGAACCTGACGACGGGGATGCTGATCCCGAACCGGTCGAATACGACGACAAGGAAGAACCGGTCAATCCGTTCGATTACTCCGATGCGGCACAGGAGCAGATCAAAGACCTGCGCGAAAAACTCAACGATGGTGAGCTGTCGCCCGCCGAGTATGACGAGCAGGTGGACAAGATCAAATCGGATGACTACAAGCAGCGCATGCAGGAGTCCGAGAATCGGCGATGGGGTAAAGCGGTCAACGTTTTCCTGTCTCAGCACAAGGATTATACCCAGGAGAGCAACCCGACCAAGTTTGCCGCCCTGGACAGCGAAGTGAAACGCATGGTGCAGGCTGGTGAGATCGGCAATATGGGCCATATGCAGATTCTGGAACAGGCCAAGTCCAATGTGGAAAAAGCATTTGGATTTGTTCCCGAAAAGCCCAAGCCCGACGCGGGCGGCAAGAAAAACAAGGGTCAAAAAACTGCCAAGCCCAAGTCCAAGGCTCCGGACGCCCCGAACCTCGGCGATGTGCCGGCCGCTGGTGTGGAAAACCCGAAGGCCAACAATAGCGAGTTTGCCCACCTGGACAAGCTGACCGGTGTGGATCTGGAAACGGCGCTTGAAAAAATGACTCCGGCTCAGCAGGAACGCTATTTGGCAGGGAGGTAACAGACCGTGACGTGCAGGCTGTTTTTGGATTTGCGGCCGGGTGAGGCCATCAAGATAGGCGGCAAGGCTAAGGTCGCGGTGGAGGAAAAGAGCGGTCAGCGCGTCCGGCTGCGTATAGAAGCGGATAGGTCCGTCCCGATTGAGAGGGACGAAAAACAAGAAGGGCTGAGGAAAGCCCGATAAATTAACCCTGGCGCTGGAGTGCCGCACACAGAAAGGATGAACCCATGGCGAGAACCATCGTTGGCCTGGGCGACCCCAAGGCGGTCAAACGGTACTCCGGCATGATGGCCGTCGATGTTGCCCGGCAAAACCCCTGGAACCGGAAGTACATCGGCAAAGGCGAGGCAGCCCAAGCCCCCATTGTCCAACTGGACGAGCTCGAAAGCGATGCCGGCGAACAGATCACTTACGATCTGTCGGTACAGCTCAAACAGAGGCCCATAGAGGGGGACAACAAGCAGCGCGGGACCGAAGAAGCGCTGAAATTCTACTCGGATTCGGTCTATATCGACCAGATGCGCGGCGGCGTCAATGGCGGCGGGCGCATGACCCGGAAGCGTACCCTGCATTCCATGCGGAATACCGCCAAGGCGCGCATGTCCGAATGGTGGGCACGGGCATTCTCCGAGTGTGTGTTCATGTATCTGTCGGGGGCCCGCGGCGTAAACGATGATTTCGTTTACGACACCGACTGGACCGGTCGCGCTAACAACAGCCTGTCGTCCCCGGATAGCTACCATATCCGCTACGGCGGCGGCAAAACCAAGGCGACGTTGGCCAGTACCGACACCATGAACCTGACCGAACTCGACAAAGTTGGAACGGCGATCAAGCTCATGGGCGGCGGCACCAAGGGGGTTCCCAAGTTGCAGCCGATCATGATCAACGGCGAAAAGCACTATGTGTGCATGATGAATCCCCAGCAGGCCGAGGATCTGCGCACCAATACCGGTACCGGACAATGGATGGACCTGCAGAAAGCTCTGGCAAACGCTGTCGGCAGGGACGCGGATATTTTCAAAAACTCCCTCGGCAAGTACGGAAACATGGTGCTGCAGGAGGAAGAAGGTATCATCCGCTTCTCCGACTACGGCAGCGGTGGCGACGTGGCCGCAGCCCGCGCTCTGGTGCTTGGCCGTCAGGCTGGCGCAGTGGCGTTCGGCTCCAAGGGCGGCGTCGGTCTGCGCTTCGACTGGTACGAAGGCACCGAGGATAACGCCAACGAGATTATTATCTCGACCTCGTGCATCTGGGGTTTCAAGAAGTGCACCTTCAACGGCGTCGATTTCGGCGTATACGCCATCGATACCGCTGCGGCTGCCCCGTCTATTTAAGGTAGCTGCGTAACGTAACAGCATAGCGCCCTTGGGCAACCGGGGGCCTTATCCAAGGAGATAGAACCATGGCTCTGTTTACCGCAAAAAACCTTTCCCGCCCGCCCGTTACCGGTGGTCAAGCCGGGGTGGTGGTGTGCAACGAGGGTGAATACTCGCTGCCCGATTCCCTGTCTCAGAACGATATTGTCAAACTGGCCCATCTTCCGGCAGGTCACAAACCTGTTGATGCCATCCTGGAAGCGGATGACCTCGATGATGCAACCGCTTTGGTGTTGAGCGTCGGTATCGTCAATGATGATGGGGACGATCTGGTGGCGTCTACCAATCTCATCGACTCGTCCACTGTCGGACAGACTGGTGGGGTTGCACGGGCCGACACCGTTTCCGGTTTGCAGCTTGCGGCATCCACCTCGGATCGTGTTATCGGTGCCAAGGTCGTTACCGCGGCTGGCACTCCTGCAGCCGGAAAACTGCGCCTCAAATCGTTGTCGGTGCCGGCATAACCCTAAATCATGGGGCGGGGGAACTCGCCCCTACACAAGTTCAGGAGGACTGAACCCATGTGGATTGAGTGCCTGATCAAGAGAGACGGACCTACCTTTGTAACCATCGACAAGTTCGATTATTGCTTCAAGGAAAATCCCGATTTTGGTGGTGCCGCAGTGTGTGACGTGACCAACGATTCCCACATCACTCAACTGATGGTGACGGGGTTGTACCGCAAGTACGAAGGCGTCAAACCGTCGGAAAGCCCGGATCCCAAGCCGCTGCCTGGGGCTGAGCCGGATCCTGTAGATCCGAATACCGAACCCGAACCTGATACCGATACCGATACCGATACCGATACGCCCGACGGAGAGGAAGCCGGCCAGGACGATACGGTTGATGAAGACACGGAAGGCATAGAGACGTCGGAGGAAGATGGAACCGATGGTATGACCGATGAAGAGCTGGACGCGGCCATTTTGAACATGGCCGATTCCAATATGTCCTATGCCAAGATCGGCGAAGTTGTCGGCAAGTCGAAATCTTGGGTTGGTAACCGGATCAAGATTCTGCGTGAACAAAAGGGTTAATCGATATGGCCATCAACTGCAGCACCTGTGCATACGAGGGGCAGCCACTGGACAAAACGCCCTGCGAGGTCTGTGAACGCCTCGGGAACGGGCAACGCGGTATTGTCTACACACGCCACAGGCCGAAGGTGAAGGCCCATGGGGAAGAGTGACCACCGCGGAGCCGGTGCCAAGTACGACGCCGGCAAGCCGTGTATCCATTCGGTGTTGCGCTATTTCCCTCGCGCCATCGAGGCGATTGCCCGCGTCAATGAACACGGTGCCTCGAACCATGGTTGGGACACCTGGGATAGCATCGAGGACGCCAAGGGGCGTTATGACGATGCCAGGTTGCGGCACGATCTGGCAGATGCCAAGGGCGAGTTGACGGATAAGGATTCCGGGTTGCTGCATGCGGCCCATCGGGCCTGGGGAAATCTGGCGGTGTTGGAACTGATGTTGCGAGAGAGGGAGAACGATGAAAAAAACCGTTGAAAGACTCCTGCAGTTTTTGGACAGGCTTTTGGTTCCGAAGGTAAAGCGTCCGATTCTTTGCCTCGACTTCGACGGCGTGATTCATGCCTACACGTCCGGATGGAAAGGCCCGAGGACAATCCCCGACGGTCCAGTGCAAGGTGCGATTCCCTTTCTCAGGGAATTCCTTGAGAATTTCTGTGACTATCCCGAACAGTGGTGCTGCATGGCGCCTCCCGGCAAATGGGAGTTGCATATCTGCTCCAGCCGCAGTCGCTACCCCTTCGCCAAGGCTGCCATGAAAAAGTGGTTGGTAGCCAACGGACTTGAACGGGAATGGGTGCAAATACTCAGGTTTCCGACCAAAAAACCGCCCGCAGTTCTGACAATAGACGACCGGGCAATCTGCTTCGACGGGGATTTTCCGTCAATCCCTGGCATTATCGCGTTTCAGCCATGGACCAAAGGGCGGGCTTTATGTTGACCACCTGCCCCTTCAAACGCCCGCAGGGTGACGGCCCTTTCAAAATCCCGATGCCATGCGGAGCCTATCTGAAAAGCCGCGACGAAGGGCCGGACGAAGTGTTGTACTGCCCGGCATGCGGATACGAGTGGACGCTTGACGGAAAGGAGTTTTGACCATGAGCCCATGGACGCGCAATCACCCGCGCTCCGGCGCTTTGCTGGTGAGCGGGATCTTCGCCATCCTCCTGCTGATGTCGCTGATCGCTTCGGCCGGCTATTGCGGCTGGCGACTCTGCACCATCCTTTTGTCCGGACAATGAGGTAACCATGGCAACGACAGTTCTCGACCTGATAAAGGCCACGGCCCCGCGCCTGAAACAGATCCCCAATCCCGCCATGAGCGCCATCGAGGCCGTCAACGCCGGCATGGATGTGTTGTTCCGGTATCTGGTGAGCAAGGGAAGCGATCTGGTTAAGGCCGATTACAGCCTGGAATTCGCGGCCTCCGATGCGTCCAAGGTTCTGCCGACCGATTGCCGCGGGCTGGCCGACAAGCCGCAACTCACGACCATGACCGAACCGCTGGAGCCGTTGCAGGCGCAGAGGCGGGCGGCCTATTACGGGCAAACGGGGACGCCTGAGCGGTACGATCTGCGCGGTCTTAACCTGTTGCTGTATCCGGTTCCCGCAGAGCCCTGTACGGTGATCGGCGAATATTGGCAGGCTCCGGCCAGGGTTACGGCCATTACCGGGACTGTGCCGTATGATGGCATGTTCGATGAAGTGTTCAAGGAGGCCATTGTTCGTGGTGCGGCGGCGGGTAGCGCCTTTGCCGTCGATCAGGCGTTCATGCTGTTCATGGCCGGCGAGGTCGATTCTATTCTACCCAAACGCAAGGCGGGACGGCGTAGAACGTCGGGCTGCTGGTTCTAACGGAGGGTTGATCCATGGGGGATATTCTTTGCAGTGCGATTCTCACCAAGGCGGGTAAACAACTCCAGGATACCGGCGCTGTACGCTGGACTCAGACAACCCTGTTCGACTACCTCAAAGACGGGCAGCGAGAGATCGCGGCCCTCAAGCCTGATGCCTGCACGGTGACGGGAAATGTAACACTGGTGGCCGGTAGTAAGCAGACCTTGCCTGACGGCGCGACCGGTCTTGTGCGTCCGGTGCGTAACATGGGCGCCGATGGGATCACGCCAGGGCGTTCCATCGAAATGTTTGACATGACTACTCTCCAAACTCTTTTTCCTGAGTGGAGCGCCATGACGGGCGACGGGGAGGTGCTTTTCGTCGGCTACGACAAAGAGGATCCCGTTACTTTTTTCACGGTCCCTCCGCAGCCTGATATCTCCCACAAGATCGAATCTGTTTATGGTGTATTGCCCGCCGATCCGGCAAGTGTAGACTCTGTCATAACGGTACGTGATGTATATGCCAACGCTTTGCTGGATTACGTTCTGTACCGCGCTTACGGCGAAGAGACGGAGGCCGGCAGTGCTTCAAAATCCGCAGCCCACTATCAGGCCATGGCCCAGGTGCTCGGGATCCGTATGGCGACACAGACCAAGGGGTAACCATGCTGATCAAGCTCGAACAGTTCAAAGGGATCGTTCCCAAGCTCTCCCCCGACCTATTGCCCGTGGAGGCGGCGCAAATCGCGCAGAATTGCAACCTTGAAAGCGGCAACCTCAAGGCATTTCGAGATTTGCTGCAGGTGGCGGTACCGGCCAAGGCGGGGACCAAGCAGAGCATCTATCTGTTCGCTGACGCTTTCTGGTTTCATTGGCTGGCCGATGTGGACGTGGTACGCGGTGCGATTGCCGGAGATACCCAGGAACGCACCTATTTTACCGGCGACGGTACGCCCAAGGTCACCGATAGCAGTATCGCCACGGCGGGCGGCGACCAATACCCCACCAACGCTTGGCAACTCGGCTTGCCGGCTCCGGATGTTGCCCCGACACTGAGCCCCGTCACGCCTGGCGGCACCATTACGGCGATCACCAAGGACAACCCTGCCCAAGTCGAAAGTGCCGGTCACGACCTCACGACCGGACAGCGGGTGTTGTTGGACGTCACCGGCATGACCGATCTGGACGGATGGGAAGGCCCGGTGACCGTCATCGATACGGACAACTTCACCCTGGATAATGTCGATTCGACCGGCTATGGAACCTTTACAGCCGGTACCTGGCAAAGGTCTTGGGCCGACGCCGACAAGGAAGATCGCGCCTATGTTTGTACCTATGTGACCGGTTACGGCGAAGAGGGCCCGCCGTCGGATCCGTCGGACATTATCACCTGCGGTGTCGATCAGGTTATCAATCTGAGCGCCATTCCCGGGCCTCCGGAAGGCAATTACAATGTGGTCAAGGTGCGGGTTTACCGAACCCACGGCGGTTATTACCTGTATGTCGGGGAAGTCGTCGCCGGCACCACAACCCTTGTCGATAATGTCGGCTCGGCCTCCCTCGGCGAATCGTTACCCAGCACCACCTGGGCGGCGCCTCCGTCCGACCTGAAAGGGCTTGTCGAATTGCCCAACGGCGGCATGGCGGGTATTTCCGGCAACCAGGTGTGCTTCTGCGAACCCTATCAGTATCATGCCTGGCCGGTCGGTTACCGGCAGGCGTTCAACGATCCGGTGGCGCTGTGCGCCTTCGGTACTTCGCTTCTGGTGGCCACTAAGGCCCTGCCGTATGTCCTGACCGGATCGACGCCCGACGGCATGTATTCGGAAAAGCTCGAAGTCAATTTCCCCTGCGTGTCCAAGCGCGGCATGGCGGACCTCGGTTACGGTGCCGTGTTCCCGTCGCCGGACGGTGCGGTATTGATCGGGGTCGGGGTGGCCAAGCTGGTGACCGCCGAGATCCTGACCCGCGAACAGTGGCAGAGCTACAAACCGGAATCGCTGTTGGGGATCGGGCACAACAACAAGTATTACGGGTTTTACGATACCGGCACGGAGCAGGGCGGCTTCATCCTCGATCCGGTCAGGGGCGATTTCGTGGAGATCGACGTGTACGCCACGGCCGCCTTCTCGGACCCCAAGACCGGCAAGCTGTATCTGCAGATCGGCGACAACATCAAACAGTGGGACGGCGGCAGCGGTAGCCTGTCCTATACCTGGAAGAGCAAGCCATTCACGGCGCCGCAGCCGATCAATCCAGGGGCGGCCCAAGTCAAGGCCGACGATTATCCATGCACAATGAAACTCTATGCGGATGGGGTGCTCAAGCATACCAAGACAGTGGCGAGTGCAACTCCCTTTCGGCTACCATCCGGTTATCTCGGTGAACGGTTTGAAATCGAAATCAGTGGTACGGCCCCTGTGCGCCAGGTGTTTCTGGCCGAAGCCATGCGCGAATTGAGGCAGGCATGACGGCATCCAACATCACCACCCCAAGTCTGTCCTCCAAGGTCGATCCCGAAGTAAAGCGGGCGATCCAGACGCTGATCATGCACCTGAAGCAGGTTGCGGAAGAGACAGCGGCGATATCTGCTGGCGGGGATACGAATACGGAAATAGTAGCCACGGTTGACGAGGAAACGGTAATGCAGGCGGTGGAAACCGCTCTTGAAGGGGTTGAACTGTTCACTCCCGATTATACTATCCCGGTAGCTCCAACAGGGTTGATCGCTACGGGTGGGTTTAATCAGATCCTGCTTGAATGGAATGCAGTGCCCTATAAATATGTCGGGCATTATGAGATTTTCCGCAACACGACAGACAACCAAGGAACGGCGGTAAAAATAGGGACAACCCAGGCGACGATCTATGTCGATATTCCCCCAGATTCGGCTCTACAAACGGTTTATTACTATTGGGTGCGGGCGATTAATAAATGGGACGCTACTATTATCGGAGCGTTCAATGCGACGTCCGGAACGTCCGGAAGCACGGCAGACGATCCAAACTACATACTGCAAATTGCCGCGGAGAAGTGGCAGGCGAGTTACGATTATGACGCTGGCGATCTGACAATGCCAACCATACCGAACGGTTATTGTTACGAAGTAACTGTGGATGGGGGAAGTTCTGGTAGTTCCGAGCCGACATGGCCAACAGAGATAGATCAGACGGTTACAGACGGCGATTTGACATGGAAGTGCAAGGCGGGTTTTTCGTTTGAACAGTATTTCAAACTAGCACTGGTAGATGGTTCGCCACGTCTTACACTGAAAGATTTGTACCTTGCCGACGGTATAATCAAGAACGCCATGATCGGATCGCTTGCCGTAGACAACGCAAAAATGGCGAACGTATCGGTTAGTAAACTTCTGGCTGGCATTATCGAAGCATCCGGCATCTATGTCGGTGCTTCAAGCCAAATTCATATTGACGGAATAAATGAGAAGATCACTGTCAATGATGGCACTTACGACCGTGTTGTAATTGGGAAGTTAGCATCAGGATGGGGCCTTGAGGTTTACAATGCCAGCGGGGATGTCATTCTTAACAGCGGTGGTGTGTATGCAAGTATGGTCAGCGGTTTAGGGTCTTTGGCTTTATTGAGTCAACTTGACAATGCTTCCTATATTGCTTCTGCGTTAATCGAGGATGGCCATATTAAGGACTATATAAAGTCTACCGACTACAATGGTTCTATAGATGGAAGCAGCCCAGGAACTGCTGGATGGATTATCAACAAAGCGGCAATGGCTGTTTTCAACAATATATATGCCCGTGGTGATGTGGAGGCCAGTAGTTTAAAGGCCAATACACTCATGGTTAACGAGGGTAATATCAACAATCTTCAAGTAACAACACTTAAAATCGGAGATAATGCCGTAACAATTCCCGTAAGTGGGTACAATGCTTCTCAACAAACTTGGAGCAGGAATACCAACAATGAGGTCATTTCGGCTACGATAACAACCTACGGACAGCCTATCTTCCTGTGGTTTTCGTTTGTGCAGACGGGTGCGGCAGGTACTTTGCCAGAAGGCCGAATTTATAGGGATAGCACAATTATTTGGGATAGCGGCAGCGTCGGTGATTTAAGCATAGAATATTTGGAGTCCTGGCAAATTCAAATCACAGATGCGCCTAGAAGCGGCACTTATACCTATAAATTGACAATGAACCCCGGTGGGACTACAGCCGGAGCGAAATGGCGTAATGTTTTACTTTTGGGATTGAGGAAATAACGTAATGCAGGTTGACATTTCGATATACGACGCAACCGGGAAGATCGAGCAAGTCATCTCTTGCCCGGAAAGCATGGTAAGCATTCAGCAATATCCTGATGGGGGGGGATATGTTGACGGATCCTGGGACGGGCGAACGCATTATGTCTTAACGAGTTTTGACAACACGGTAATTCAACGGCCTTCCATGCCGCAAGTGTCTATCGATAAAACCTCTATTCTTTCTGATGGTTCCGACTTGGCGACGATTAACGGATTGCCTGAACCATGCACGGTTTTATTCCAAGAGGAAGAATACGACGTTACGGACGGTGTTTTTTCGTTCACGGTGGATGCCCCGGGGACATATATCATCAAAGTCAAGGCCTGGCCATACCTCGATTCAGAGTTCACTGTGGAGGCTATGGAATCATGAGAATCGACTATGTAGCATCCCGAGAGAAAAAGAAACAAGTGCGAGGGGAAAAGGTTGATAGCCTTGTCGTGACAGTAATGCGCGGAGAGATTGCCTTGTTATTCGATGGCGACGAAGAAAGCCAAATGAGGCTTGATCGTTTTTCCCGCAGAGCAAAAGCTAACGGGCTTCTGTCCATACCATGGACTATGGCCGACAATACAGAGAGGGAAGTCACGCCAGAAGAAATGGAACAAGCCCTGGATCTCGCAATGGAGAAACAGGGGGTGTTGTGGTCCCTTTAACTGGACATTTCCGCTTAAACATGGGAAAGTATCTGAAAATTTAGTGCCCACGGTGATTGACGGTCCCGCCACTCCCTCGGTGACCTTGAAGCCCGATCCTTAACCCTTTGCGGTTTTGGTCGGGCTTTTTGCGTTTTCGAGGCTATGGAAAAACTCAAACTGACAGACATACGCACATGCTGGGAAAAGATCCGGCACGGATTACTCGAGGTAAGCCGTAAGTGCAAAACCGATTGGACGCCCGCGGATATTTACGATGCCTGCCGCGCAGGTCGCGCCGTGTTGTTCGTAGAAGGCGAGGACTTCTGTGTGTTGCAGCACCAGACGAATTTCGCAGGTGAGCGGGAACTTTTTATCTGGATTACCTATGCCTGTGGAAACAGGGCACAGGAATACTACCTACCGCAAATCAAGGAGATCGCCCGCAGACTCGGGGCCGTCCGGCTGGAAACGGCCTCCCCGCGGCCTGGATTTGAACGGCGGGCGGCAAAGGTGGGCTGGAAGCCCGTAACCAGGGTTTATCAGATGGAGGTCGAACCGTGAGCAGTTCTAAAAAGGTCAAAGCCTCGGCCGGCGAAAAGGAAATGGCCAAGATCGCCACCGAGGAATGGAACTTTTACAAGGAAAAGTTTTCCGGTGAGATCGATCCTCTTATCCAGAAGACCATGGATAGCCAACGCGGCTTGGGCGGGGAGGTCCGTCAGGCGACGGAAGCCGTCAGTGACGCCTTTGAAGGACAGCGGGCAAAGTCTGTTTCCGCAGGGTTGCAGGCGGGGGTTAACCCCAATAGCGGCAAATTCAAAACGGCGATAAGCAAATTCGATACGGCCAAGGCTTCCCAAATGGGTAACTCGGTGGCGACGACTCAACAGGCTCACGAAGCCGAGTATGTAAGTGGTGTCCAGGATTTAATCGCGTCTGGCCGCGGTGTCGCCTCCGGCGCCCAGCAGGGCGTAGCCATGGCCGGCAACATGCAGAACCAGGCCAATATCGCCGACCTCCAGGCGCGGCAGGCGGCCAGCCAGGCATGGGGCAGCGCGGCCGGTACAGCCGCCGGTATGGGCATCGGCGCCTACGGGCAGAAACACGGATGGTTCGACCCTTCCGATAAGGCAGGTGACGGATGAGTATGGGCGGTAGCGTAAAGCAGGATACGACGGCATCCGATACCCAGGCGAAGATCTCCCGCGAACAGTGGAATCTGTGGAAGGAGAAATTTGCCCCGCAGGTCGATTCACTGATTTCCTATATCAACGATCCGGACATGGTCCAGAACAACGTGGACGCCGCTACCGGAGCCGTCGGCGCATCCTACGATGCGGCCGGAGGCAGTACGGCGAGGGCCGCCGAACGCTACGGGTTAAACGTATCGCCGGAAGAAAAGGCGGCGTTGGACAAAGAGCGGGCGATTACCAAATCGCTGGATCTTACCCGGACCGCCAACGATACGCGGATCGCCGCGGACGCCAGGCGCGACGCCGTGCAGAACGGTTTATTCGCCCTCGGCCAGGGGGTAGCGGGGAGCGCCCAGAACGGATGGGGAACGGTTGCACAGATGCAGGCCACCCGCAATTCCGCCAATTCCGCAAGCGCGGCATCGGCCGCATCATCGAACGCATCCCTGGCGGGGGCCGGGCTTGGTCTTGCCGCGGCTATCATGATCTAAGGGAGGGTAATCATGGGTTTTGATCCGGGAGCATTTTCCAACAGTTTGTTGCGCGGCTTGTCCGTCGGGCAGGGTCTCGTTATGAACGCCGACAATATCAGGCGTCAAAAGCAACTCGACCAGGAGCGGTCCGAGGACCGGCAGTATAACCGCGACCGTCAGGCCGTAATTGACCAGCGGGCAGAACAACAGTTCGGCTGGCAGCAGCAACAGCACGATATGCTGATGAAGCGGTACGCGGAAGAGGAAGAAACCAAGCAGATGTATAAGGATCTCGTTTTCATGGAACAGGCCATTGAAAGCGGGTCCTACGATACGCCGGAATTCTTCGCCGCGACCAACCGCGTTTTTGCCGACATGGTGAACGTCGGCGGCCCCGAGGGTTCGACCAAGGAGGTGGTGGGGGCCTCCGTCACGCCGGACGGATCCGGATTCATCCCACGCCTCAAAGTGACCACGGCGGACGGCAAGAGCTACCCCTCGCCTGCAACACTGCCGAACCGCGACCACACCGATAAGGACGTTATGGTGATCCCGTTCCGCCAGTTCTTCGACGAGATGGGCAGCCGTAAGCAATATCTCCAAAACCTGTTGAAGAACAAGGCCGCCCAGCTCGACCCGAAGGGATACCTTGAGAACAAGCGGGCCGTTGCTGCCGAAGAGCGTAAGAATCAACTCGCCCTCGACAAGGAAGAGCGGGATCACGCCTTTGAACTGAAAAAGCTGGACAAGGAATACGGCCTCAAGCGCGGGCTGGAGGCCGCCAAGGAAAAGAGCGGCGCAAGCGGCAAGTCGGACCTGATCCAACTCAGGACGGGCCGCACGACCACCCTTGACGATCTGCGCAAATCGTACATCGCCACCTACGGCAAGGCCGACCCCATGGGCAACCTGATCGGCACGGTGGACGGAGCCCCAACCTACGAAGCGTGGGTCAACGGCCAGGCGGTACAGCCGGTGTTCACGGCGCAGGAAAAGCCGGCCGTGGATATGAACGACCCCGTATATCTGGAGGCCCAAAAGCGGGCCGAGAAGTGGGCTGTGGATCAGGCCGGTTACCTGTCGTCGGATAAGTCAGACTTCTCTGCCTACGGCGGCAACCGGCAGCAGGCCATAGCAGAGAAGACCCTGGAATTTTACGACATGCTGAAAAACGGCAAGGCGCCGCAGCCGCAGGGCAGTGGCGGGCATCCTGCCGCGGGCGGGGTGCAGGCATCCGGCAAGGGGAAAGAGCCGAAGCAGCAGAAGCCGACCAAGCTCGATCCCGGGAACCAGGAGCATGTGCAGATCGCCCGCGAAATCCTCAAGGA